TTGCAAAAGCCCACCTTCAATTTCGCCGCCCACCGTGTGCGGGGTGTCGATGTCAGTTCGCATCGCCTGGACGGCGTTTTTTTCTTTCGTGTTGCCGTCTCGTCCATTCGAGACCCAGAAACTGTCACCACACTGAATTTTATCACTGACCTAGGCGGCCAGGGTCGGCGCTACGCGAGCTTTGCACGGGCGCTGGGCGTGCACATGGTATTGGACATTGACGCGTTTCCAGGGCGCGTTTTTGCGATGAAAAATAACGGCATTTCCCCGGACGATTTCGCCTCATTGGAATTTGCATCGGCCTGCCTCGACGCGGATCGCAAGGCATTCGCTGCAGCCAGTGCATACGCCGCCGAGCAAGCTGAGGGAGAGGAGGCAGACGCCGCGATGGATATGTACCTTCGCACAGGCATCGAAGCATTCTCACCCCGCGCAGCATAGGGCCGACGAAGATGGGCGACGGAGGCAATCTGTCGCCCACACGCAGTGCTATAGGCATACTGGAGTGACTGAATGAATGAGCAACCCGCCGCACTTGACCTAGCGCTGCATTATCAAAGCCTCGGAATCCCGATTTTTCCATGCCGACCCGCCGACGAGGATTCATTCGACCCTTCGACCGGGGAGATAACGACAAGGCCCGAGAAGTCGCCGCTTACTCACGATGGCCTGAAGGGCGCCACGAAGAATGATCACATTATCCGAACCTGGTTCGGCGAGCGCTACCCGAATGCCCTGATCGGCGTGCCGACCGGCGAGAAACTTGGCGCTTGGGTGTTAGATGTTGACGTTAAACACCTCCCTGACGGGACGATCGTAAATGGCTTCGAGACGCTGAGGGCGCTCGAGGAAATCCACGGCGAATTGCCTGTAACGGCCATGGTGTCCACTGCCAACGGCGGTAGGCATTATTTTTGGAAACACGTTGAAGGCGTCCGCAACCGTGGCGGGCTGGGCGCGGCTCTCGATTGCCGGGGCGACGGCGGCTACGTCATCGGGCCGGGTAGCGTCATGGCGGACGGTCGCAGCTATGAATGGGTTGACCACGATGGCGAGGGGTTACCCGAGTTCGCTAACGCTCCGGAATGGCTCTTGTCCTTGGTCCTTCCCAAGCCATTCGAGAAGTCGTCCGCTGAGTGGTCAGGCCGGCTGGTAGCGGCAGGCGACAACCCCGCTTGGGTTGCGGCCGCGGTAAACGACGAGCTCGAAATGCTAGCCCGAAAGCAAGCGCCTGGTCGCGGCGAACTAGTGAACCGGACAGCCTTCAAACTCGGCCAATTTATAGCGGGCGGAGCTCTCGATCGCGGACAGGCTGAGGCTGACCTATATAGCGCTGCTGTCGCCAATGGCGTCTTGGCCAAAGACGGCGAAAAGGAAATCCGCGCGAAGATCCGGCGCGGTATCGAGGCTGGTTTGCGCCTTCCTCGCCAGGTGCCGGAACGCAGCGCTGATAGCAACTTACCTAACCCTGTGGGCGTGGCACGGTTGGTAGCGAACCACGCTGCGAAGCAGCGGGCCGAAGAACCTTTGTCCGAAAATGGCGCACAAACTTTGGACAGCATACATAAAACGGAGATATCCGACGCGACACCGGAAAAGCGGATCCTCGTTGCATCGCCGTTTGTCTATCGCGACCCGTCGCTCATTCCGCGGCGCGAATTCCTGTACGGGCGTCACTATGTCCGCAAATACCTGACGGCCACATTCGGCGCCGGCGGTGGCGGCAAATCGGCGCTTGCCGTAAGTGAAGCCTTGAGCATGTGCACCGGCCGACCGCTACTTGGCGGTGCACCGCAGGCACCGCTCCGGGTTTGGTACATCAACGCCGAGGATGACCCAGTCGAAATCGAGCGACGCTTTGCCGGTGCAATCAAGCACTACAACATTCGGCCCGACCAGATTGGCGAGAGGCTGTTTACCGACAGTGGGCGCCAGCAAAGCTTCGTCGTCATGACTGAGGACGGCAAGAAAACGCGAGTTTGCGTCCCAACCGTCGACGCCTTCAAGGAAGAGGTTCGCCGCAACCGGATTGACGTTGCGATCGTGGACCCGTTCGTCTCGACGCATGAAGTGGAGGAAAACGACAATAGCAAGATTCAGCGCGTCGCAACTCAATGGGTACTGATAGCAGAGCAAGCCGGTTGCGCGATTGAACTGATACACCATGTCACAAAGAACAACATGGAAATTACAGCAGACAGTGGGCGCGGCGCCGGCGCACTGAAGGACAAGTGCCGATCGGTGCGCACCATCAACCAGATGACAGACGCAGAGGCCACTGAGGCTGCCGTGCCGCAGCATGACAGGATGGGCTATTTCCGCGTTGATTTCGGAAAGGCCAACCTGGCAAAACGCACCGGCAAGTCCGACTGGCGCCGTTTCCAGTCGGTAAAGCTAGGCAATGGCAAAGGCAACCTGGCGTTCATCAACGGTGACGAAATCGGCGTTGTTGTCCCGTGGGACTGGCCGTCAAGCGAGAAGATTGCTGAGGGTTTGTCACCGGAACAACTGAGGAGCCTTAAGGTGACGCTCGACAGCGGAAGCTACAAGGCTGCGCCGAATTCTCGGGAGTGGGCCGGGCTTGCCGTGGCTTATGTCATGGGCGCCGACGCAAGCGACAAAGCTAACCGCAAGCAAGCCGGCGCAATTTTGAAAGCGCTTCTTAAGGAGGGCGTCCTTGAGCAGGTCAACGAAAAAGACCCAGTCACCCGCATGTCCGCCACCTTTGTTCGGAGCGCCGCTGACGTTGCAGATGCAGCCTAGCGATACAACCTGCGCATATGCCCACAACCTGTGATACTGCAAAAGTAAGTGCAAAAGTAGCGCAAAAGTGGCGCAAAAGTAAAATCCGCAAAACAGTGCAAAAGTGCAAAAGTGCCTATAGGACTTTTGCACACTTTTGCAGCGCCAAAGTGAACCACTTCGAGCTTTTGCACTTTTGCAAGTAATTTAGCGAATTCTCATACAACCTGCTAAGCGATCGGGGCCGCCACCGGCCATCGCGTATTTCTTTTTCGCGGTTCCCTTACCGACATCGCCTAGGTCCTTTTTTATGTAGTGGGACCAATGCAATGCCAATCGTACATTTTCGGGGACACAGAAATGCAGACCAAACGGTGCGCAAGAACAGAAAGCCAAAGCCAGGTCCAGACATGGAGCCACTCGCAACTGCGGGTGACGAAAAACCAGGCCGACTTTCTCCGGCGAGGCTTTTCGCAACACTGGTCGGCCGCCCTGACTGATCGCACTCGGCGCAGCCTCGAACAACGCAAAATGTTGTCGTGGCAACCAATCGGTGACGGCACTTTCAAATTGGCGGCCAACCTCAAAGGCAAAGCAGCACTCGATCATTTTTACGGCAGGAGCAGACATTGAAAAAAGGATCTTTGGCCGATCAGCTTTCAGCGCTGCTGGCTTATCGCAACCGTACCGACATCGATGCACCAGTTGAGACTGCCCGCACCAACTGGACGATCGTTCCCGCCAACGACAACGCCAATCCAGAGGAAATCGCAAACACGCACGTGGAGAGGCGATTGGCGATCAGACCAACGATCTCAAAGATTTTGCGCGAGTCCGCGGAAGTCGACTGTCGTCCAGTTCCAGTCGCTGACGTGAGCAAGGCCAAGGGAAAGCATGAGTGCGAGCTATACCCGTGTGGCCGCGATGTGGAGTACGGTTTCGCTACAGACGATAACGGAAAGCGGCATCGGGTCGTGGTCCGCATCGGAAGGCTGCGCTTCAGCGACGGTACGCAAACCGAGAAAGGTTTTGCAAAAGGGCTGGACGGCAAGTTGGTCATCAAAGATTTAGAAATGCCCGTTGGCGCCATGCTGCGCACGGAGGAACAGCAAGAGCGCATGCTCGGCGGTAATGGCGTCAGCAACGCCTACATTGAGCAGAGCAATCTGTATTTCGCCCAAATGCTCGGCGCAATCGAACCACGGTACGTCAAGGGAACCGGGCGCCGCTACGGGCGCTCGTATTCGGCCGCGGAAGCCCGCACAATGCTTGCGGAGGCCTACGCTAACACGCCAGTGCTGCCGCCTGTGAAGCGCTATCGGAAGGGCTTGCCATGCGGCAGCCAGCGAGTAGCCGAAAGCTTCCTTGGCATGCAGAAGGGCAAGCAAGGCGAAAGCGGGTCGGTGGCCTGGCAGGACGTATCTGCGCATATCGCAAACCGAGAGGTCTGGGAGGCGACAATAGCCATGCTTTCTGACGCGGATACCAAGGTGTTGGATGGGGCGCTTACAGCCAGGAGTCTGGCCGATCTTGGCGATGGCGGTCATAGGCGCACGCGTGAAAGGCAAGGGCGCCGTAAGCTGCAGGCGGCGAATGATAATTTGGTTGCCGCACTTAAAAAATCCGCTGCCTAGTGCCGCTTTTTCCGATCCTGTGGTGTGGACAAGTGAAGGGATGTTTTTGACATCCCCACACCTTCCGCATGCAACATAGCATCGGGCGCTTGGTCATGCGGCAGTTCGGTGCCGCCTCTGAACCGGGCGTAACTATTGCAGCACCACGCTGGCGTAATAGCTCTGTGGATAGCCAAAGGCCCACCGTATGGGAGCCGGCTGCAACGACTACGGCACGGGCGATGGGCCAATGGTAAGTTACCCATGCGTGTCGTCCCATCGCCACTCCGCGCGTCCTCCTCCCGCAGCGTTGTGGCGTTTCTGCCTCGCTCCTGTTGCTGGTCGCCTAGCGTCTGGCCGTGGTTGAGCGAGGCACCAATTCAGTTTCTGCGGTCGTATCGACGCACCGCCGAATAGAATCAACCAAGCGTCGATTATTCCTTGGAGTTAGAACCCAATGAGCGAAACGAAGAAGTATGTCGAAGGCATGATTGCAAAGGCTGGCAAGTCGGAGAAGTCGGAGGATGCGATGCGCTTCTCCCAAGCCGCCTGTAATGCTGCTAATGCCATGGCGACGCTTGATCACATACCGCGCAAAAGCGCCTAAAAGCGCAATCTAATACCCGTGGGCGACGCCCCGATAGGTTGGCACCGGACCAGCGCGTTGCGCGAAGCGTGGTGCAAGTTTTATTGGAGCGCATATTTTGATTATGAAGACCTGCAAGGCTTGCTTGGAGGAAAAGCCGTTGGAGCTTTTCTGCAAAGATAGCAAGACAAAATCAGGATACGGTTCTCGCTGCCAATCGTGCGAGAATGAACGCAAAGCGAGATATAGACGCGAAAATCCAGATAAGTTTCTTGGCGCCGTTTACGCGTGGAGGATGAATAATAAGGATATGCATCTTCAGCAAATGAAGAGGGCAAATCAAAAGAGGACAAGCACCGCAAAGGGACGTCTTGAGCACAACATAAGGCGGGCTGTTAACGGTACAATATCAAGGGATATGAAAGGCGGGAAAAGGGTTTTTGACCTGCTTGATTACACCATTGATGAACTTAAAGACCATCTGGAAGCAAAGTTTGCGGATGGAATGAATTGGAATAACTATGGCGAGTGGCATGTGGATCATAAGATTCCGCTAGCCGCTTTTGACTATGAAACGCCAAATGACGTCGACTTTAAGCGCGCATGGTCTCTATCAAATCTTCAGCCGCTGTGGGCGATAGATAATATAAAGAAGGGCGCCATGATAAGCGCCCATTTTGCCGCTGTAGCGTAACGGTAACGCGGACGCGTTGTAAGCGACCAGATATGGGTTCAAATCCTGTCGGCGGCTCCAGCTTGACTAAAGAGGAGAATACAATGGCCGACATGGTCGCAAAAGTTCGCATCACCAATATCACCGGTTGCCCAACCGCCGGCCCTGCAACGCAGGAATCGCTGACGTTCCACTTCCCATCCAAGGACGGCGCTTACCCGGACGACGGCAGCGACGAGGATCAACAGTTCGCGCGGTTTAGTCCAATGGGCGCGCTGTCACTGACGATCGCCAATCCCGCTCTTCTCGGCAAGTTCAAGGTTGGCGACACGTTCTACCTCGACTTCACCAAGATCTAAGCCGTCACATTAGGAGGATACACATGAACGCATCTAGCCCTTGGTTTAATGCTACGCCCATCCCCGAGACCGATGACGCATTCGAGGTTGGCGATATCGTCAACCTTATCGTTGGTGGCCCAGACATGGTTGTTACCGGTGTCTGCGATGAGTGCGGCGACATAACGGTGCACTGGATCAAGATCGACGGCGACGTGATGAGCGACGTGTTTCCAGAGGAAGCGCTAGCCTATGCTGCCTGATCGGATCGGGAGGCTCCTCGACAAGGTTCGGCAGTGGTTTGATGACTGGGTGATGCGTGCGTGGGTTTGGTATCACCTCAATGCCTACGACGCACGACGCATTGCGGCGCGATAGCCGATCGGCTGAGGCCACCGAATACAGGAAGCTTTATTCAACGGCCAGATGGAAACGCCTTCGTGAGGTCAAGCTCGCACAGCAGCCGCTGTGCGAGTGGTGCCTAGAGCAGGAGATAGTTGAGCCGGCGACCGAGGTGCACCACGCAGACGGCGGTCACAAAGGCGACGTCGTTAAGTTCTTTGCCGGTCCATTCGTTTCAACCTGCAAGCCGTGCCATTCGAGCCGCGGGCAGATGGAGGACCACGGCAAGACCGTGGTCACCTACGGCGTCGATGGCTATCCCATTGAGCGATGATGTACAAAACATCAATATTGATGTGCTAGACATCAATCATGATGCATCAGACATCACTGGCAGGGGGTATGCGCGCCTTTGGGGCGATTCTGCCGCCTACCGGCGTGCCCCGCTAGCGTTAGTGCTAATACAGGTTTTTCCATAGGGTAGTGGCATGGCGAAGCGCAAAGCGCGAATTGATAGCGCGGCTGAGGCTGTGCGCGTTATGGGCAAGGCTGCTTCGAAGGTAAAGCCGCCTGCAAACGTTCCGCTAGACGCGGAAGACATGCCATTTTTCTACAACGTGATCGCCGAGTACGCAAGGTCGGAGTGGTCGGCGCACCAGCTTGAAATTGCAGCGATGCTGGCCAGGACAATGGCCGACCTGACGCGCGAACAAAAGCTCCTGCGCGACGAAGGTGGCGTGGCGCACTCCGAGAAGGGCACGCCGGTAGCCAACCCGCGCAAGTCGATCGTACAAATGCACGCGAGCTCGATCCTGTCGTTCCGTAGATCGCTGTCGCTTCACGCGCGCGCGCAAGCGGGCGAGGCTAGAGACGTCGCCAAGCGGCGCGCAGCCACGAAGGAAATCGAGGGCAACAACCCTCTAGAGGACGATCTTCTGGCGCGGCCAGAATAGCATCGAAAGCGCATGGCCAAGAATCCAAAGAAGGGCAAAGCGCTAACGCGCGGCGAGCGGGTTATTGCCTTCATTCAGCGATTCTGCCTCGTGCCAGAGGGAACGCTACTCGGCAAGCCGGTCAACCTGCTTCCGTTCCAGCGCAAGTTCATTCTGGACGTCTACGACAATCCGCACGGCACGTCTCGCGCCTACCTGTCAATCGCCAGAAAGAACGGCAAAACTGGCTTGATTGCCTGCCTTCTCCTGGCACATATCGTGGGGCCTGAGGCTTACCAGAACGGTCGCATTGTTTCCGGCGCACGGTCGCGCAAACAGGCGGCTGAAGTTTTCAACTACGCTGCAAAAATGATCATAATGTCGCCCGAGCTTTCGAAGCTCGCGCGCATCGTTCCGTCCAGCAAGATGATTGTAGGACTGGCGCGGAACGTCGAATACCAAGCTAGTTCGGCAGAGGCGAAGAGCGCGCACGGCGGCTCGCCAATCTTGGCAATTCTGGACGAAGTTGGTCAGATCAAAGGGCCGACCGACGATTTCGTTGAGGCGATTGAAACGTCGCAGGGTGCCTACGAAGGCCGCGCGATGTTGTTTGCGATTTCGACGCAGGCGGCAACGGACAACGACCTTTTCAGCCGATGGATTGACGACGCGGCGACGTCGAAGGATCCGCGAATTGTCTCGCACATCTACACGGCGCCGGCGGACTGCGAACTTACGGATCGTGAAGCGTGGGCCGCGGCCAATCCCGCGTTGGGCGTGTTCCGCTCAGTCAAGGATGTCGAGGACTTTTCGCTCCTCGCGTCCCGCATGCCGACGAAGGAAGCTAGCTTTCGTTGGCTATTCCTGAATCAGCGCATTGATGCCTCTGCGCCGTTTGTGACGCCAGCTATTTGGCGCGCATGCGATTCTCCGGTTGTTGACGACTTCAAAGGCTTGCCGGTGTTTGGCGGGCTGGACTTGTCGGAAGTGTCGGACTTGACGGCGCTGGTGCTGATGGCTCCACATGACGGCATTTGGCACGTGAAGCCGACATTTTGGCTGCCGAGCGATAGCCTGCGTGAGCGCGCCAAGGCCGATCGAGTGCCGTACGACGTTTGGCAGGGCGAGTTTCTCGAGGCGACGCCAGGCCCTACCGTCGACTATGAGTTCGTGGCTGCGCATCTCCGCGACCTGTTCGATGCACTGGACGTCCGCAAGATTGCCTTCGACCGCTGGAACTGGCGGCACCTAAAGCCTTGGCTCTTGGCTGCTGGCTTTGCGGAAGAGCATCTTGAGGGCGACAACGCGGTTTTTGAACCGTTCGGCCAGGGCTATGCGTCGATGTCGCCGGCCTTGCGCGATCTTGAGAGCATTTTGCTCAACAGGAAGATGGCACACGGCGGGCATCCGGTTCTGACAATGTGCATGATGAATGCGACTGTGCGCCCGGATCCTTCCGGCAATAGAAAACTCGACAAACAGAAGTCTCGAGGCCGCATTGACGGCGCTGTGGCGCTCGCGATGGCGACCGCCATGGCTGGCACGCACGTCGAAGCCGATAGCGGTCCGTCGTTCTGGGAGACTTTGGATCCTAACGTCGACTACGCGGCCGAACCGCCACCAATCTAAGCCGATACCGCGGCGATTTTCTTAGAAGCGAGAATTGCCGCATGGGCATTTGGGCTAGGCTTTTCGGTCGAGAGGCCAAGAAGGTGTCATATTCTGAGGAATTTGATACCTGGTTTGCGAGCAGAGTTTCCAAAGCCGGCACTACGGTAAATTGGGACACTGCTTTAGACGTTACGACCGTGCTTGCGTGCGTCCGTGCGGTATCTGACGGTATCGCGCAGGTGCCGTTGCACGTTATGCGCCAGACAAATGACGGCAACGGTAGCGTTGCAGCGCCTGATCATCCGCTTTACCAGGTACTTTTCCGTAAGCCGAACGACTGGCAGACAAGTTTTGGCATGCGTGAGACGATGATTTTTCATCTCATGCTGACCGGCAATGCTTTTTTCTTCAAGATCCTAGTCCGCGGCAAGGTAAAAGGGCTTATCCCCCTTGAGCCGGGAAACGTCTCGATCGTCAGAAATGGCGATTACTCGCTGACTTACACGATTACGGGCGCGAACGGTCAGACAATGACCGTTCCGCAACAGCTTGTGTGGCATGTTCGCGGCCCGTCGTGGAATACGTGGCTCGGAATGGATGCCACAAAGCGTGCCCGTGAGGCGATTGGCCTTGCGATGGCGACCGAGAGCACGCAGGGCGAACTTCACGCCAACGGCATGCAAATGTCGGGAGTTCTCTCCAGCGATCAGAAGATTGATCCAGAGAAATACAAGCAGCTTCAGGCGTGGATTGCCGCACAAGTAGGCGGAGCCAACAAGCACAAGCCGCTCGTCATCGATTCCGGCCTTGAGTGGTCGCCGCGGTCAATGACCGGCGTCGATGCGCAGCATCTTGAGACGCGAAAGTTCCAAATCGAAGAGATTTGCCGCGCGTTCAAGGTGTTTCCGCAGATGGTCGGATACTCTGACAAAACGGCGACGTTCGCGAGCGCCGAAGCGTTCTTCGATGCGCACATAAAGCATACGCTTTTGCCGTGGTGCGAGAGAATTGAGGCGTCCATCGACTGCGATTTGCTCGGCGACGACACCCAGGAAGGCTACTGCGCCAAATTCGACCTGTGGGCGCTCGAGCGCGGAGCAACAAAGGACCGCTCTGAGTACTTCACTAAGGCCCTTGGTGCTGGCGGAACGCCAGCATGGATGACGCAAGACGAAGTGCGCGCCAAGGAGGGATTAAACCCCAAGGGCGGTGATGCGGCAAACCTGCCGAAGCCAACCAATGTGGCGCCCGTAGGTGGCGACAATGGCGGGAAGCCGACGAAGGACAACAATCAATGATGATTGAACACATGGCTGTGTCGCTAGGCGAGGTTAAACTCGATGGCGCCGATGGCGATATGACTTTTTCCGGCTACGGAGCGGTGTTTGGCAATGTCGACTCTTACGGCGACGTGATTGCTAAGGGCGCGTTCAAAAAGACGCTTGCCGACGCAAAAAAGAGCAGCGTTTGGCCTGCGATGCTGTCGCAGCACGGCGGCATGTTTGGCGAGGACGCAACTCCTATAGGCGTCTGGACTGAGATGCGCGAGGACGACATCGGCCTCTACGTCGAAGGCAAGCTTGCCAACACGGAAAGGGGCAAGGAGGCATACCAACTCCTCAAGATGACGCCGCGGCCAGCTTATAGCGGCCTGTCGATCGGCTTTCGCGCCACCGAATGGACGATGCGCAGCAAGCCGGAAGAACCGCGCCGCACGCTGACCGCTGTCGACTTGCTAGAGGTTAGCCTGGTGACATTCCCGGCCAACAGCAAGGCGCGCGTTATGAGCGTCAAGAATGAATTCAACCCGCGAGCTATCGAAGACGGTCTGCGAGAGGCAGGCTTGTCGCGGGCCGACAGTGTGAGGGCTGTTGCGGTCTTCAAAAGCATGCTGCTTCGCGACGAAGTAGAGCCGAATTCGGATCATCGGGACGATGAAGCCGCGGCCGAAGTGCGGACAGAGAGGGCGCTGAGCGACCTCGCCGCAAAACTCCGCGCGATGGCTAAGGCCGTCTAGCTAAATATCCCGAAAAGGAATGCAAACATGACCAAACCCGCTGCAGAGCAGGTGATGGAGGCTTTTGAGGAATTCAAGGCCGCCAACGACAATATCCAGGCTGAGATCAAGAAGCTTGGAACGGCCGACGTCGTTCTGACCGACAAACTGGACCGCATTAACGCCGCCCTCGACAAGTTCGAAGGCGAAAACCAGAAGGCGACCGCCGCTCTTCTGGAGGCCAAGAAGGCAGCCGACAACGAAAAGAAGCACGTTGACGAGATCGAAGAGAAGCTCGCCAAACTTGAGCTTCGTGGTGGTGCCTCGGTCGACAAGGTCGCTGAGATGAAGAAGCGCCACGAGTCGTGGGCGCGCGGCGTTGTGTTCGCTCACACGCAGGGTGTTTCCTTGACCGCCGAGCAGCAGAAGCTGTTCAGGGAGGTGGAGGCCGAATACAAGGCGCTGTCGGTCGGTAACGATACGACCGGCGGCTATCTGGCCCCGATGGAGTACGTTCGCGAGATCATCAAGAGTGTGACGGAAATCAGCCCGGTTCGCTCGCTGGTCCGTGTGCGCTCGACCGCTGCCAAAGCCATCCAGATCCCGAAGCGCACTGGTCAGTTCTCCGCCGTATGGGTTGCGGAGCAGGGTGGCCGATCTGAAACGGACGGCCTGCGCTATGGCATGTGGGAAATCCCGACCCATGAGATGTATGCCCTGATCGATATCAGTGAGCAGAACCTCGAGGATTCGGCGTTCAGCATGGAAGCCGAAATCAGCTCCGAAGCGACCGAGCAGTTTGCGGTTGCTGAGGGCGCCGCGGTTGTTTCGGGCAGCAGCATTGGCAAGCCGGAAGGCTGGATGACCGCTGCGGGCGTTGCTGAAACCAACTCTGGTACCGCCGCGACGATCGCTGATGCTGATGGCCAGGCCAACGGCCTGCTGTCGCTCAAGTTTGGCGTCAAGACCGCTTACACCCGCAACGCGACATGGGCTCTGAACCGCAATACGCTCGGCTCAGTTCGCCGCTTGAAGGATGGTCAGAAAAACTACATCTGGATGCCTGGTATTGCGCTCGGAAAGCCGAACACCATCGACGGCGACCCTTACGTTGAGGTGCCGGACATGCCGTCCGAAGGCGCGGGCCTTTACCCGGTTGCCTATGGCGACTTCTCCAAGGCGTACACGCTGGTTGACCGTATCCAGATGTCGATGCTCCGCGACCCGTACACGCAGGCAACTGGCGGCAACGTCCGCTTCATCTTCCGCAAGCGTATTGGCGGCCAGGTCACTCTGGCGGAAGCCATCCGCAAGCTGAAGTGCTCGGTCTAACCTTGGCCATTGGCGGGCGGTCCTTTGTGGCCGCCCATCCCCATTCTGAAAAGGAGTATGCCTAAATGGCTACGAAAGACCTTCACAATAACATTGCGCCGAAGCGTGGCATTTCGCCCGTCGCGGCTGCGCAGACTGACAACACTGCGATTGTTTCGCAGATCGTCGACACCGCTGGCTACGGTTCGGTTGAGTTTCTTATCCTGACCGGTTCGCTCGCTGATGCTGACGCTACCTTCACAGTTCTGGTTGAAGACGGCGACGCGGCCAACCTTTCCGACGCTGCGGCTGTTGCCGATACTTCCCTGCTCGGCACAGAGGCCCTTGCCAGCTTCACTTTCGCTGACGACGACAAGGTGTTCAAGATCGGGTATGTCGGCAGCAAGCGGTACGTCCGCGTGACGATCACTCCGGCCAACAATACCGGCAACGCGTGTGTCGCTGGCGTTTGGCTGCTTGGCAATGCGCGCAGCAAGCCTTCGGCTAATCCGCCCGCGTAATGGCATATAAAGTGGTTCGGCCGTTCGCCTATGGGGCGGACGGCATCCACGCCGTTGATCTGGTTATCGGCGACGAGCGTGAGGATTTTGGCTCGTCCACTGCTGGGCTTGTCCTCGAAAAGTACATCGAATTGGTAGACGGCGATGCTGTTGAGCGATGGCATGAAGGCGACGCTAACGTGGCAACTCCGGAAGATATCCCCGAGCCGCGCAGGCGCAGGAAGTAGGAATGAATGGCGCTTAAGCTGATCACTGATGCTTCGGGGCCACTCGTCACGGCTGCCGAGATAAAGCGGCACATTCGAGCAGTCGACTTCAGCGATGACGACGACTATTTGCAGGCGCTGGCTGGCGTTGCCGCAAACCATGTTGACGGCCCTGAGCCTGCTTGGCTTGGCAGAAGCTTGGCTGAGCGGCAATGGCAACTCATTTTAGATGGATTCCCGGCCGACAAGTGCAGCCGCATTGCTCTGCCGTTGCCGCCTCTGCGTTCCGTCGACACGGTTGAGTATGTCGACATAGACGGAACCGCGCAGACCATCGCTGACTTCCGAGAATTTGGTGTCCAATCGACCAATTCTACGGGTTTTTTGCTTCCTGCATTCGGTTCGACATGGCCCGACACGCGAAGCGAACCTGAAGCGGTGAAAATCACGTTCACGGCAGGTTTTGCAAGCGTTCCGCCCGCGGTCAAGCACGCGATTCTGCTGCTTGTTGGCCAATGGTATGAAAACCGAGAAAATGCGTCAGAGATCGCGCTGACCGAGATACCAAATGGCGTTTCTGCGCTGCTAACGCCGCTGAAAATTTGGCCGAGCTGACGGCTGGGGACAATAATGGCAACTCAAATTCTCTCGACCGCCTCTACGGCGGCCGACTCGAACGATGTAACCGTTGTTGCGGGTACACCTCTCGCAGTAAATCTCAAGGGCGTAACGGACGGCAACGCACTTGTTATTATCAAGCTGAAGGACGACGCGAGCGACTATAACGTTGTGGGCTCGCTGACATCGACCGCGCCATCTACGCTTATTTCCGCTCCTGGCACATATCGATTCTCTCGCGTATCTGGCAGCGCTTGTGGGGTGTTCAGTGCCTAGGTTTGGTAGCTCGCCCTTTACATCGTTGTTTAGCCGCCCGCTTGAGAAGCTTTTGGCTGGAACAAGTCGGAGCATCAGCCTCAACCAGCCCTCCACCATGGATTTTTCCAAGGCAGCAAACAGCCAATACCTAGCCGCTCTAGCGGCATAAAACGCGCATCATAAAAAGGAGGCCGCATTGGCCGATTTGACCATCACCGCCAGTTCAGTTCTGGCCGGGAATACCGCCACTATTGCTCGCGGCATCGCGGGCGCCACCATCACTGCCGGCCAGGTTGTCTATCTGGATCCAACCACGGGCAAGTATGGCCTTGCTGACGTGAACAGCGCCACCGCCGCAGTTCGCAACGCAGTTGGCATTGCGCTCAACAGCGCATCGGCAAATCAGCCGATTGCGGTCTGTACAAAAGGCCCGATTACGATCGGCGCGACCATTTTGACCGGCGTCGCCTATTACGCGAGCGGTACGCCTGGCGGCATTCGCCCCGTGGCGGACAATGTCAGCGGCGATTACACGCTGCTGCTCGGCATTGGCGCCAGCACGACGGTGCTCAACCTCGATATCGAATATCCTGGCGTCCCGCTGGCGTAATGGCTGGAGGCGCTGGGAAGTTAGATCAGCGCCTTTCCTTCTATAGGCGCGTCGACGTCGATGACCGCCACGGGAATACCGTGGCCGACTGGCAGTTTCAGTTTTCGCAGGCAGGCAATCATCAGTGGATTCTGCGTGGCGCCGGCGAGTCCGTGATGGCTGGCCGGCTCACGGGGCACAAGTACGTGACATTCATGATCCGGAAGAGCGAACAGGCTAAGCAGATCGCTAGTGACTGGCGCGTCGTCAATGAACGCGATGGACAGGAATTCGCCATCCGCGAAGTTCCGCGCCTGAGCGACAATCGCAGCTATCTCGAGTTCCTTTGCGAAAGCGGCGTCGCGGCTTAGGAGTGCGCATTGGCCAACAACAACATTACACAAGGCCTCGCCAACCTAAACCGCAAGCTTACCAAGGCGATTCCGGAAAAGGTCTACAATCAAGTGCGTGCGGTGTTAGCGGCGCAAGCCGACAAGATCGTTGCGCAGATGAAGCGCCATGCGCCGGTAGACAGTGGCGACCTGCAGATGAGCATCGGTTGGTGTTGGGGAAATGCGCCAAAGGGGACAATGACCTTAGGCACGGTCGGTACGGGCAAAGGCGGAAGAACGTTCAAGCAGGGCAAGGACAAAAACGGCCTTCGCATCTCCATCTATGCTGGCGGCGGCGATGCCGTTCATGCCTGGTTCGTTGAATTCGGCACGCAGCACATGGCGGCTGAGCCATTCTTCTTTCCGATCTGGCGAGCCAACAAGCGTAGCGCCAAGTCTGCCGTTACGCGAGCCATTACCAAGGGCGTTAAGGATGGGGCTGGGGCATGAGTGCTGCGCTAGACCTTCAAGACCTTATCCTAAACACGCTTACGGCAGACGCCGCGCTCATGACGATGATTAACGGCGTGTGGGACCAGCCACCGGCAGCCGCAACGTCCTTTGCAGATCCCAAGGCGGCTTACATCAGCTTCGGCCCGCACGACTACGCCGAGGATGACGACGAGGGCATCGTGTCGGGAATTCACACATTCCAACTGGATGTCTGGAGTAGGACGGTAGGTTTCCCTGCATGCAAGCAGATTGGCGATAGGGCAAAGGCTATCTTGCACGAAGCCAATCTAAGCCTGTCAACTGAGAATGCACTGGTCGAAATTCGCGTACCGTCTGTGCGGTATATGCGAGATCCAGACGGGACCACATCGCACGGGATCATCACGGTTACGGCGCTAATCGAGGAGCCGTAAATGGCGTGGGCAATCTTTGCCGAGCGCTTCCACTACGACAGACGCCCGCGGCAAGCCATAGCATTTGTGGTTGAGGCTAGTCCGGACCCGCAGAACCGTCCCCGCGATCTTGTCAATGCCGCTGTAGCAGCCGGTAAGGCGCGAGAAACGAAGCCGCCGGGCAGGCGGCCCAAAACCACCGAAACGAAGTCAAATGGCCGCCAGTGAGCGGCCTTTCTTTTGAGCGAAAGGCAAGCACATGGCTGCTGCGCAGACTGAAAAATACGAAGAAATGATTCTGGATGTCGAGCTCGTTGCGGGTTCTGGCATCTATACCCCCATCTGCGGCATGACGGACGTGACGATCACCCGACAGGCCACCGTCGACAGTTCCGAGATCCCCGACTGCGACGACGAGTCGCTGCCGCTTTCCATCGAGAAGCAGGTGCGGTCCATTGAGGTCTCCGTCTCGGCTACCGGCGTGTGGGCAAAGACCAGCCAGGATGCACTCAAGCAGTGGTTCTACAGCGCCGTAACCAAGAACGTCCGTCTGCGCGACACCGCTGCGGCTTCTGGCGACATCGAGACCGAATCCGGCCCAGCGCTGCTTTCCAAGCTCGACAACACCAGGACCAAGGGCAAGAAGGTCACGTCAAACATTGAATTGGTGTTCGACGGTAGCCCGGCCCGCACTGACAAGCCGTAATAGGGAGCCGTAAATGGCGAGAGGGGTGGACGTAACGTGGGCAGGAGGGGAGTCGACCTTCCTGCTCACGATCGATCTTTTGCGAGCTCTACAGGATCGCTGTGACGCGGGTCCGGCGTTCATTCTTGAAAGGCTCACGAACGGCGAATGGCGAGTGGATGACATCATTTCCACCATCCGGCTCGCGCTCGAGGGTGGCGGGATGGAAAAGGAAGATGCTCGAAAACTTGTCCGTCGCCATATCGAGGAAGATTTCGGTGTAAAGCATGTTCTTCTGGCGCGCGCCATCCTTTCCCATACGCTCTTCAGTGACGAGGGGGAGAGTGACGCGGGGGAACGGAAGGCGGCAGCGGAGGACTAAAGCCGCTGCCGCGGGGCAAACTTAGATGGTCGGAAATTTACAAATGGGCCGGTGTTCTTCACCAGCCCATCGGCGCAATGACGCTGCTTGAGTTCGTTGATGCCACGCGCGGTTACGCCGAGGCCAATGGCGCCAAACCGAAAGGCGGCACGATCGCTGAAGGCAGGCTCGAGGAAATGGGTATCGTTGGGTTTTAGGTCCGTAAATCTGCCCAACGCGTGAGCCTCCAAGGCCTTGTCTCCAAGGCGTTGTCTCAAAGGATCGGCGTGCCGCTGTTGGTAGTCCCAACAACCTTTCCGGCAAAAGCCAGGCAACCAATTCAAAACCCCGCGGTGCGCGTATCCACAACGATGCTCCCCGTTGAGTTTCCGCCTTACATAATACGGATGCGCATAAATGGCGACGGATCTGGAGCGCCTTGTCGTGGCGCTGGAAGCTAGAACGACCCAATTCAATAACGCGCTTACAAAAGCCAATGCCACGGCCAAAAAGCAACTTACGGATATCCAGACGAAATTCGTAGAGACGAACAAGAAGCTTGATCAGGGATTATCCTTTGGCGGCTTTTCGGTTGGCGGCTTACAGGGTGGAATTGACAGCCTGAAGGCCGGCGCCGCGGGATTTGCTGGCGCCTTCGCCGTCGATAAGATCAAGGATTACGCGGACGCGTGGACTGAGGCTGGCAACAAGATTGCTGCCTCTGCCGTTGTCAGCGGCCGGTCGGCCCGTTCGCTTGATGATCTGAACAAGATTGCGACCGACACGCGCTCGGGCCTGACCGAGACGGTTGACCTTTATGCGAAGCTCCTGCGCGCCACGGCTGGCGTTGCCAAAAATGAGCAGCAAGTCGCTGACGCAACCGAGATTGTCAATAAGGCATTCAAGGCGGGCGGCGCAGAAGCTAGCGAGCAGGCGGCTGGCATTCTGCAGCTTAGCCAGGCACTATCGAGCGGCATCTTACAGGGCGACGAGTTGCGGTCGATCCGCGAGAACGCGCCGATTATCGCGCAGGCCATCGCGAACGAATTCAAGACTACCATTGGCGGACTGAAGCAGCTTGGCGCAGACGGCAAGTTGACTGTCGATCGCGTATTCAAGGCGATCCTTGATTCGAAGCCGCTTATCGACAAAGCCTTCAACGCTACGCAGTCGACAATTGGCGACAACGTCGGCCTTGTCGGCAATGCGCTTGAGGCGTTTGTTGGTAAGCTGTCCGATGTGACCGGCGCCGGCGGGGCGGTTAAGGATTTCCTCGGCAAGGATCTTGTCGGCGCAATTAACGGCCTGTCCACGGCTCTTGACCAGATCGCGAATAGTCAGGGCGTTAAGTCGCTTGAGGCAATTGTCGAGCACCTGCAAAAGATTGGCGACTTGTTGCCCAACGGTGGCCACGCGGCTGGACGCGCTGCCTTCAATGCGAACGTCGATCCGAACCTGCTCCTCGGCTTTCCTGACACGTTCGGCAAGATGACCCGTGACATGGAGGATCAGTTCGCTCCTGCCCACAAGGAGATCGCTGCGCTCAACGAGCAATTCGCGAATTTCAAGGAATGGGTGGTCGAACTGAAGCCGGCCGTCGCGTCAACGTTTGACGCTCTGCAAAAGCAACTGGACGACGGCACCATAAGCGCCAAGAAGGCCAAAGAAGCGCTTCACGACATGTTTGGCAGCGATCCGATGTACGGGGAGCTTCTCAAGACGTTCGACGCGCTTTTAGACAAGCTTCAGAAGGTCGAGGCGCTAGCCAAGGCATCGAAAGCCGGGGTTGATATTAGCGTTGGCGCGCCGGATCCGGAGAACGCCGGATGGGCCATGCAGCATCAAAACGATGCAACGCAGAAGTACTTCGATCAGCGCAACGCCAATGCTAGTCGCTCAGACCTGCAAAAAGAGATCGATGAACGGGCAAAGGCCATCATTGCCGATGCCGCCAAGATCGATGAATCTACAGGCAAGGTTGCCATCGCGATAACCTCTGCTGCGGCCAAAATACAGGCGGCAAAAGAGATTGCGGCCGAAGAAATCGCCAAGTCGGCCAGCAAGTCGGTAGAGAATGCGGCCGATCTTATCAAAGGCTTTGAGCAATTTCGTGGAACGGCATATTGGGACGTTAACCACTACCGGGCTGGATATGGGTCGGACACAGTAACCCTTGCCGATGGCAGTGTTCAAGCCATCACGAAGGGTATGACGGTTTCCGTCGCAGACGCCAACCGCGACCTGATTAGTAGGATCGGCAAATTCCAAGAGGGCATCAAAAGCAAAATTGGCGCCGACACCTTTGCCAGTTTCGATGAGAAGCAACAGTCGTCTCTGCTAAGTATTGCGTATAATTACGGAAGCCTGCCGGATCGCATTGTTGAGGCGATTAAGTCTGGCAACCAGGCGACCATTGTTAAGGCAATTCGCGGGTTAGGCACTGACAACGGCGGCATCAACAAAGACCGGCGCAATACGGAAGCGGATATCTTTCTTGGCGGCGCCCCATCGGGCGTTAAAAAGGCAGTTCAGAGCGATGACAGGTTCAACAGGAACCTGACCGAAACGCAGTCGCAAATCGACCTCCTGAACAAGGAGGCCGCGGCCCTCGGTTTGGTCAACCCACTGATTAATGACTTCGGTTATGCTCAGTCCAAGGCAGAGATCAAGCAGAAGCTCCTGAACGATGCGGTGCAGGCTGGCGTGGAAATTACGCCAGAATACTCCGCGAAAATTGATGCCCTGGCCGAGAAATACGCGCAGGCCGACGCGGCTCGCAACAAGATGCAGCACGGCGTCGAAGTCTTGAGCGAGAAGATGGCCGCGTCGTCCGAACTCGGCAAGAGCGTTCTTGGCGGGTTTATTCAGGATCTCCGGGACGGCAAGTCGGGTGCCGAGGCGCTGTCAAACGCGCTCGGAAAAGTCGCGGACAAGCTGATTGAAATAGCGCTCAACAACTTGTTCGACGGCCCGATGGGCGGGAAGCCGGGCGGAGGCATTCTCGGCGGGCTGTTCAGCTTCCTGTTTGCGGATGGCGGCTATACCGGCGCAGGCGGCAAGAACGACCCCGCCGGCATCGTCCACAAGGGCGAGGTGGTCTGGAGCCAGGATGACGTCAAGCGATGGGGCGGGCCTAGACGCGTTGATGCCATGCGCAAGCGAGGGTATGCGGATGGCGGTATAGTTGGCATGCCGCCCACGGTTGTTCCGCGGGCTGTGGGTGCCAGCATTGCTGGCTCGACGGGTAGAGGCAATACGCACATCACGGTTGGCGTCTCGGCGGACAACAACGGCAACCTTAAGCCGTTTATCGAGTCCGTCACGCAGGACAACATCCGGCGCGCATCGCCTCAAATCGTGCAGGCGTCCGTGCAGCAGAGCCAAAAAGCCACGCAGCGAAACATGCCAGCCTACATCGCCAACGCGCAGGCGCGGAATCTCTAGTAAAGCCAAAGGAAGACGAATGACCACCATCCGTTGGCCCGATGACGTTCTGCGAAGTCAGAACATTTCGTTCGATCTCGACAGCCGGTCCCTTGCGGGGCCGGCGTCTGTTAGCGGCGCGACCCAAGTAATTAGTTCAGATTCGGGATTATGGAAGGCGACGTTCGGCGGCGTGATCGTGAAGAGCCGGCAAGCCGTCCTAGCGCACCGCGCAATAGCGGCGCTACTCGAGGGTCGGCTGGGGTCTATCCTTATTCCGCTATGCCGCGGCTACGGGCCGTCGTCCGGTGCCGTGCTGTCGGAAGACGAGAAAGCTCTGTTTGCGCAGGTTCCGCACGGCGACCATTCGTTCTTTGACGACGGCACGGGATACGTCGGGTCGCTTACGAATGTGGTGCTGGCAGCGGATGCCGCAGTACGTGCAACAACGCTCCACGTCACTGTGAACTATGCCGCTGACGACATACAGCCCGGCATGCATTTCAGCCTTGGGGAGAGGCTTTACAGAATTCGTACATACGACGCGACGACTGGCGCCATGACGATCAGGCCGCCGTTGCGGGAAGCCGTCACGGCTGGCGACATCTTGAATTTTGATGACCCGTGCTGCCGTATGAGGCTGATGAATGATGACGGGATGGACCTGCAGCTTGCGTTGAGGCGCTTCGGGAACCCTACAGTGCAGTTCATCGAGGACGTGTGAGCCTTGACACTAATTTGGTAAAGCGGCAAGGGTATTAATTGCTTGGCTAGGGTAGCTCCCGAAAAGCGCGCTCACCACGTGCCTGCCAAGCGCCAAATCCCAATGGTGAACAAACGCAAGACTGGTGGCTTGCTTATGGAATTTTACACTTACGTCTGGCGCGATAGCGCTGGTGTGCCTTTCTATATTGGCAAGGGTAAGGGGAAGCGTGCTTACGCAACCTACAATCGCCAGCCGGAATTCAAAGCCATTTACGCGCAAGGCGGCTGCACGGTCGAAATCGTGGATTATTTCATCCATGAATCGCAGGCTCACGCGCATGAGGTCGAGTTGATTGCGCAGTTTGGTAGGCGCGATGTCGGAACTGGAATTCTTGTTAACAAGACAGATGGCGGCGAAGGATTAAGCGGGTGGACGCCGTCCGCCGAAACTCTTGCTAAACGAAGCGCGTTAATGCGCGGCAAAAAGCGAAGTGCCGAATCTCGCGCAAATATGAGCGCCGCTAAGAGGGGTAAGCCCGGACCAAGGCACACTGCCGAAACCCGTGCAAAAATATCTGCTGCCCATATGGGCAAAAAGATGCCGCCGCGCAGCGATGACCATAGGGCTAAGATTAGCGAGCGCCTAACGGGAAGGCCAGTTAGTGCAGAAACGCGAGCCAAGATTGGCGCAAGAAGCATCGGCAACACATATGGACTGGGGCGCGTAAAAAGCCTGGAAGAAATTGAGCGAACCGCGTCTGCTAACCGAGGGCAGAAGAGATCTCCGGAGTCGCGCGCCAAAATGAGCGCTGCGCAACGCGGAAGAAAAACCAGCGATGAAACTCGCGCAAGGTTGAGCGAAGCCACGAAGGGCGTTCCGCACACACTTGAACATACAGCCAATTCCGCCGCAGCCAAACGCCTATCTCCGCCGAAGTCCGGATTTAAGGGCGTGCGTGAAATCCGAGACGGCAAGTGGGTTGCAAGGTTTGCATTGAACGGCACAAGAAAGCATCTCGGGGTATTTGATTCCGCCATAGATGCAGCCAAAGCATATGATCGCGCCGCTTTTGACGCTCTTGGTCTAGGTTGCTTTCTCAATTTTCCCAATGATATCGGCGACAAGATCGCCGCATAGGTGGTCTATTGTCGGATTTCTTCACAACCGATCAGTTGGCGCTACTTGCGTCAAGCAGGGTATATGTAAGCCTATTGGTGGATTTTTCTTTCTCGTCAGGAATCGAGAGGGCGTGGAACGGCAATACGCCGCTGGTTGCAGGCGGCAACACATATCTGCCGATGCATGGTGCCGGTCAAATAGACGGCCTCGGGCTATCAGGGAACGGCGCCAGCGATAGCGTAACTATTTCTGTCGATGGGCTTCCCGATCAGGCTCTTGGTTTCCTGGCAAAGGCGCTCGCGAATACTCCGTCCGTCGATCAGCAGTTACTAACGGTTTATCTACAACTGTTCGACTCCGAGTGGCAAACGGTCGGTAATCCCATACCGATCTTTTGGGGCTTCATGCAGCCTCCCAAGGTTAGCCGCACCGAAATGCAGGGCACTGACGGAGCCGTTCAATCTATCGCCATCACGGCGGAGAATGCATTCTTCAATCGGTCTAGGCCGCCTTATGGCCGCTACACAGACCGCGACCAGCAAGCGCGCTCGCCTGGCGACAAGTTCTTCGGGTTTGTAGCTTCGATCCTGGTTAAGACGGTGACTTACCCGGATTATGTTTTGCTAGCGACCGCCGGGTCGGCGGCGATGTTTGCTCTGCGAGCGATGGGGTTGATTGCTTAATGCCGATGCCAAAAAGCAACCGGACACCGGAAGAATGGCGCGAATATCATACGCAGAGAATGGCCAAGTGGCGCGCAGCAAATCCAGAACGGTCAAGGGCAGCCGCGCGCAAAAGCGTGGGCAAATGGCGAAAGGCCAACCCAGAGAAGAATAGGGAGGCCAAGATCGTATCTTACGCCGCAAATCCCAAGACCAGAATGTTGGCATCGGCAAAAGCGCGCGCAGCGAAGGCAGGCGTACCGTACAGTCTGACAAAGGACGATATTTTTATCCCAACGCATTGCCCAGTCTTTGGATTTGAGCTTAAAGATGGCGGTGACCGAAACAACTCCCCGTCACTCGACCGCATCAAGCCGGAACTCGGATATGTGCCTGGCAATATCCAAGTGATAAGCACGCGCGCCAATCGCATTAAGAACGATGCGACGCCAGATGAATTGCGCCTGCTTGCTGATTACACGGCCAAGCTCGCCGCCTAGTTCTCACAACATCATAGCGAGGCGACATGACCGAAGCCGATCGTCTGGCCGCGGTGCGGGACTATATCGCCATTGAGATGGGGCGCCCTTACGAGAAGGGCGTCACCGACTGCGGCGGTACAATCGATCGCTGGGTCCAGAAGATGGCAGGCGTGTCGCCAGTGTCCGCATTTGGCAGACAACTTCGTAACGCGGAAGACGCATCCGAATGGACGGTCGTGCCGCAGATGTTCGCCGTGCTGGTCAATCGTGCGGCCAGGGCCGGTGGCTTCAAGAAGACAGCCAACCCCATTCCTGGTGATGTCGGTCTGATCATCAACGAAAAAGGCGTGATGGCTCCCGCCATTCACGCCGGCGATTGCTGGTTTTCGCGCCATGAGACTGGTGCGCTTGCCGTGCCAATCGACAAGTTTTGGAAGGCGTGGTCGGTATGAGGCGGTCGGTATGAGAACATCCTATATACCGAACACGCTAAACCAGGAGGATAGCAGGTCTATCTTTGCCCGTGCGAAGATGGGCCTTGAAAGCCTCGTCCTGCTTGCACTTACATCGATCGGCGCCAGCGGTGCCGCTCTTGGCATTCTCGTGCCAGCCATCGTTGGCGTAATTCAGATCGGCATATCGGTTGGCCTTTCTTACTTGGCGAGCTCGTTGTTTCGTCCAGACGCGCCGAAGCCTCAGGACGTGCAGACCTCAGTCAAGAATCCGGTGGCGGCACGCATCAGGCACTATGGCCGCGTTAAGGCTTCTGGCCCGTGGGCATTTATCGAGAGCAAGAACGGCAACCTTTACAAGGTCATTGCGCTCGGCACCGGGCAACTCGATGCAATCGAGGAATGCTGGATTGACGACAATCTGGCGACCGTCAATGGGAGTGGCGTTGTAACGTCCGCGCCTTACAATTCGAAGGCGGAAATTCGCACTCGAATCGGCCTCTCGACGGAGACATCGTACACCCAACTTACGGCACAGTTCCCGGAGTGGGACATTGCCCACCGCGGCGACGGCGTATCCTCGCTTTTTGCGATTCAGAAGGCGGTTGGATCTGATAAGATCACGACTATCTTCCCTAACATCCTCAACACGCTCTATCGCGTGGTGGCGCGCGGATCGATCGTCTACAGCCTTGGGACGTCGACCAATATCTGGTCTGAGAACGCCGCTGATATCATCCGCGATTATATCACGCACGCGGATGGCATGCGCTTGCCAGCAAGCATCGTGAATACGCCGCTTGCGGCTGCTGGCTGGCTTGCCGCCTACAATCGCTGCAACGAGGCGGTCCCGGTCAAGGCTGGCGGTACCGAAAAGCGTTATCGCATTTGGGGATCCTATCAGCTTGACGAGCGGCCAGCCGATGTCCTGGCACGCATGACTGCGGCATGCGATGGGCGGCTTGTTCCGACATCCGATGGTGGACTTACGCTGGACGTCGGTACGTGGACCGAGCCGACTGTAACGCTCGACGCCGATGCCATCACCGGGTTTTCGGAGGTGGCTCGAGGCCGAGATGTCTTGACCACGGCAAACATCATTCGTGCGACCTATTTGTCGCCGTTCCACGATTACCAATCCACCGACGCAGATCAGTGGATTGACGATGATGACGTCGCTCTCCGCGGCGAAATTGCGTCCGACAAACAGTTCAATATGGCGCCGTCGCACGGTCAGGCGCGCAGGCTGATGAAGCTTGAGGCTTACCGCGCCAATCCTTCGTGGGTAGGGGTGTTTCAGTGCAATCTGCGCGCCATGGCTGTCTTCGGCAAGCGGTTCGTTCGCATCACCTATCCGCTGTTTAGCATCGACGAGGTGTTCGAAATTCAGGACTTCAAATTCGTCATTGGCGAAGGGGGAATCCTGACTGGCGTTTCGCTCCAAGTCCAATCCATGCCGTCTGACGCTTACAGTTGGAATGCTGCTACCGAAGAGGGTACAGCGCCGATCTCTGAGCAGACGACGGTCGACCGCTCGATACCGGTTCCCACTGGGTTAGCGGTCACCATACAGCCGGTATCGATCGGCGGTGTTACGGCATCGAGGGCGATGCTTGTTTTTGACCCTTCCCCGACAGACGCCTTGATTATCGAGGCTCGCGGCAGGGGGGTAGCAGATACCTCATGGGTGACTATCGCTGTTGATCATGGCGCAAGTTCAGCGACCGGATTCATCATCGACGATGTCGGTGAGTACGAATTCCAACTCCGCTACGTGACGATGACCGGTCGCCAGGGCGCATGGCTGGCCCCTTCCATCCATGTGGTTGCAACCCTGTCCGCGGACTTCCGCTTCCAGGCCAACAGCCAATACCTAGCCGCGCTGGCGGCATAAACTACTTCCATAAAAAGGAGGCCTTATGGCCGATAATATCAGCATCAAGGATAGTGCAGGCGCTACCGTTGTGCTCGCGTCGAAAGACGTTGGTGGGGTGCAATATCCAAGGCGCATCGCCGTGGATGGCACGGGCGCCGAGGTTGCTGTGGCGACGTCCGCGCTGCAGACATCAGCCAATACCAAGCTGGACACCGTACACACGGACCTTGCCGCTGAGGCGGTTCTTATTGGTGATGTTGCAGAGACGGCGCCAGCCTCGGATACGGCCTCTAGCGGCCTTAACGGGCGCCTACAGCGCATTGCGCAGCGGCTTACTTCCCTTATTGCGCTAATCCCTGCCGCGCTTGGGCAGGGCACCATGGCGCAGTCACTGCGTGTCGTTCTGGCAAGTGACCAGTCGTCCGTTCCAGTCACTGCTGCCGGCAATGTTGCTTCGGGAGCGGCGGATAGTGGCAATCCGGTCAAGATCGGCGGCGTCTATAATTCGACCTTACCGACGCTGACTACCGGGCAGCGTGGCGATGCTCAGCTTGATGTAAATAGCAATGTGCGCGCGCTCTCGGTTATGGCTGGAGGTGCGGGATCCGACGGCATTGCAAATAGCTCATTGTTGTTTCCGTTTGAGCGCGCCTCGAATTCTGTAACTGCCCGACTTCCTGCCGCGGCGGGCTTCTATTTCAACGGCTCGACGTGGGACCGCCAGCGCATTCCGTCGTCCAGTTCGCGCATTGTGTCGAGCGCCAACACGACCAACGCCACAGTAGCCAAGGCCTCGGCTGGCTGGCTGTCCAGCATCGTGGGCCTGAACACGACCGGCTCGGCGATCTACCTGAAGCTCTACAACAAGGCGACATCGCCGACTGTCGGCACGGACACGCCAGTCCTGACGATCCCGATTCCGGCATCTGGCTTTTTCTCGATCAGCCTCAATACCGCTCCCTACTATTTCTCGACCGGCATCAGTTACGCGCTGACGGGCGCCGCAGCCGACGCGGACACAACCGCTGTAGCTGCTGGCGCGATCACCGGTCTCAACCTCCTCTATTCGTAAGGACACCCCTCCCATGGCACTTTGGATGAACGATAACACTGGCGAGCAATGGGACGATGGCGAGAGGCTTAAGCCCGGTGATGACGGCTTCACGCGCGATCTGGCTGCGGCGCATTTCAAGGATGGCGCCTTCAGTTATGTCGGCACGCCGAACTGGGAACCGCCCGCCGCGGATGAAGTAGTTACTGAGGCCGATTAAATGATCGGTCTGCTGCACCACGCCACGCCGATAGCACTGCAGAACTAATTTTGAGGATATCTTGATGGTAGACCTGGCGAATACCGTATTCAGAGATTTCGTTACCGATGGCGTGCCGTCGTCCGGTGCAAACAAGACGCGCAAGAGCGACGTCCGTCAATGGGGCGCCTATCTCGAATCCCTTGCCACGCTTTCCTACACCAATGGCAAGGTGTATCCGACCAAGGCGGCATTGGACGCCGACCTTGCGCCTGCCGCCAATACGCCGGCATTGGTAATTGGCGACGGAGCCAACGACGGCCTTTATATGAAGGTCGGCGCCACCATGGCGGGTTCGTGGACCCGTCTTGTCGACTTCGTGCCAGGCACGCAGATTGTTCATGCTGTTGATGCCGGGGCTGGCACGCCGAATGCCATCATAGCTACGAGCTCCATCAGCCTGTCGCCATCCGGCTCGCAACTTGTACGCCTCGATGTCTTTGAGACGAATACTGGCCCGGTTTCGGTTGCCTTCAATGGCGCGACACCCATGCCCATTAAGACGGCCTCAGGCAGTGATCCGGTGCCGGGCGGGCTGGTGCCTGGTGCTGTGCTGGGCACCATCTCTGGCGGCACGTTCAGGCTTTTGTCTGATCAGGCCAGCGCGGCGATTGTTGCTGCGGCTGAGGTTTGGGCCAATGCCGCTGACGCGAGCGCTACCGCTTCTGACGCCGCCGCGACTCGTTCGCAAGGCTACGCCGCCTTGGCCGGTGCCGCGCTGGCTCCGCTGACTTTTGCGACTGTTGCATCTTTGCTGGCGGATACGGTTCTCTCGTATACGGCCGGCGGTGGCCATGTGGTGGTTGGTTCGGGCGATATCATCCAGGCGCAGGGTTTCCGCTACCAGGTAGCGGCCTCGGGTGCCAGTGACCATAATCTGATCACTGCCGGCGGCGTGAAGCTGTATGCGATCATCCCCGTTGCGGGTCTTGACCCTCGTCAACTCGGCGCCCCTGCGAATGGCATAAATGATGACGCGCCCTTTGTCGAAGCGGCTTGGTTGCTCTCCAAGCACGTCAAACTTGGTGCCGGCGTCTCATATCTCTGGAAGAGCGTCATAGGCATCCCGAACCAGACGCTGTACGCACTCGACCACTATGTACTCAGCGGTCAAGGCGCGACTGTCGTAATGGACGGCGTGGCCGCCGGTGCTGAGTTTCTGACCAGCGCGTCCGCAAAGGCCACTCCCAACAGCACATCCGATTTGTACACAGCGAAAGTCCAGATTTCCGGCATTAACTGGAAACAAGTATCTTCCTCTGTGATCATAAACGGGGACCGCATATACAACGTGTCCTTCGTCGGGAACAACTGCGCTGGCATCACCAGCGTGATCAAGAGCTTTCGATCACGACTTGGCAACACCAATGGCTATCTGCAGTCAGTTTCGTTATCTGACAATGATTTCGCTAACGTCACCAAGATCGTAGACGCAAAGCGCTGCTACAATTTTAGGTGGGTAAACAACCGGGCGGAAGCTTGCACTGCGGGTGTCTACGTCGATGGACCCGATGACGCCGCTGTAATCGGCTTCTCCATGATGGGTGGCAGTTTCGAGGGCGGCGGTCTATCCGTTAAACTTGGGAAGTCATACGGTGTTGGTATTCGAAACATGTACTTCGAATCGAACACGCTCGGAGACGTAGCCACCGAGAAATGCGAAATACTCGTAGGGGATACTACTCAGGCCAGTTCGGGTAGCGTGCTGGTCGATGGATGCAGTTTCGGTACGACTTCCGATCAGAGAGCCGACGTTAACTACGCTTGCATCAAGACACGTTCCACCGGTACCAATGCTAACATCGGTGCCCTCGAGGTTCGCAATTGCTGGACAAGCGGCGTGCGCCTGTGGGGATATGCGGCAGTCCTGGTGCAGTCTGGTAATACAATCGGAGCGGCCCTGACAGGTGGTCGCCAGTTCAGCCCGGCTCCAACATCTCCGGCAGCAATCCGACGCACTTATAATGCCTCGCTCGATCAGCGCCTCGTATCTGACAACAATGTTAGCGGTGTGTTCAGCATCGCAGATATCAAGGTACAGGACGTGCTCGATTATGCAGACAGAGCAACAGGCCGTCGTGATGCTAGCGGAACCATCCTGGTTCGCATGGGAATGTTGACTGCGGTCGGTGGTGTCGAGTTCGGAGCGGCTTTGGCGGTGATCGATTTTGTCGCCATGAGCAGTTCCAACGGTGTGAACGACGCGCAGACGCCAACTGATGACTGCTACATTGCGTTCACTCTTCGGAGCTTCGTGCAAATCCCTGCAAGCTTGGCGATCGAAGCGGCGTTCGGCAGTTCAACCAAGGCGTTCTTCACCTCTCCTGCGCTCACCGTTTCCCGCACCGGCAACGTATACACGCTAAAACTGTCTGGATACGCAAACCAGACCATCCCGAATTATGGTGCAGCGACGGTTATGTGTTCCTCGGTATCCATGGAGATCGACAGTGTGTCCCCGTATAGCGTTCGCGGCGTACCGGCCTCTCTGATCGCCCCCGGCGGCGCGTCGGCTGTGAACTAAGGTTCTTTATCGCGGCCTTTCCTTTCCCTGATGCGTGGCTCGACGCTTGGACGCGCACTACCGTGTGACCGATCGCTTTGCTACACATCCTCCCCGAGTCTCTCGGGGAGGCCGTTCTTGCGATGTTCAAGTTTTGTCTTATTGCCTTGGCCTTGACGATGTTTGGTGTTCAGCCGACTTTCGCTCAGAACACCCCATGCAGTGGGGACAAGGGCGGAATTTCAAACTGCCAGGGCAGAACCTTCATTTGCAATGACGGCTCAGTCAGTGCCAGCAGAAAGAATTGCTCGGTCTACACGGGCGGGGCGTCGGACCCGCTTGGTCTCATGGATGGCTCTGCTGAGATGGCCCCAACCATTGAACGGGGCGAATGCAATTGCCGGGACGGCCACTACTGCACCGGTCCTCGCGGCGGACGCTTCTGCATCACAGATAGCGGCGGCAAGAGTTATCTCAACAAAAACTGAGATAGCGCGACTTTTTCAAAGCCGATTTAAGATCGATCCCTGAATCAGAACAAGACTACTGATCGCCAGGGACAGAAATCCAGCGCACGTGCTGGACCAAATCCCGGCGATCGCACAGTCGCGGGCAACTCCCCAACATTAGGAAAATCTATGCGCCTCTTACCAGATTGGCGCCGCGCACTCGCGCGCGCCTGGTCGTGCGTCCGCGCGCGGCTCATCCCCGACGTTGAGCGGGTGCTTAAGCGCGCCTGGTCACTGCGGTTCATCGAACTCGCCGCGGCTGTAGACATCATCCTGAACACCGTCCCGTCCATGGACTTCCTGCCGTGGTGGCTAACGCTGCTGTTGCTTGGCGGTGCGTGGACGGCACGCCTCATCTGGCAGCCCGATCCTGCCGAGAAGGATTAACAATGCCAATCAATAAGATCCTGCCGACGAGGCGGGCAAAGCAGGCTATTGCCGCTGTTGTTGTAGCGGCCGGCATCGGTGCTGGTGGTTGGGGCGGCTACAGCCACCAGCCAGCACCTGCACCTGCGGCTATCCACCGAACCGTCATTACGCCAGCGATGGAAATTCGCGCGGCGATTGACAAGGGCTACGTGCCGCCCGCGGTCAAGCTTGCCGTCGACTACCTTATCCGACCGTGGGAGGGCTTGCGCCTGACCGCATACCAGGACTCGGTCAAGGTTTGGACGATCTGCTACGGCGAGACGCTCGGCGTCCACAAGGGCATGCACGCCACCAAAGAGCAGTGCGAAGACAAGCTGATTCAGCGCGTGATCTTCGACTATTACCTCCCGCTGATCGACGGCGTTGATGGTTACATCGATGCGCCGATCTCGCTTCAGGCGTCGATGATCTCGGGCGCCTATAACTACGGCGTCCAGCGTCAAATCGATTCCACCACTGCAGACCGTGTGGGCGAGCGCCGCTACCACGACGCCTGCCTTGCCCAGACCGCATTCAACAAGGCAGGTGGCCGCGTACTGCCCGGTTTGGTGAAGCGTCGTGAGAACGGTGACATCGATCGTATCGGGGAGGCCGAGCTTTGCGTCTCGGGGTTGGTGAACTGATGGACGGTCTTTCCAACGTCGTTGAGAAGCTAATCCGCAATTACGGCTATCCGTTCGCCATTGGTGCCGCCATCGGGTTCGCGCTGGGGCTCCTGCTATGAACTGGCTCGACACAGTGACGGGCGGGTATGCCTCGCTCATTAAGTACGGCCTCATCGCCGCAGTGATCATCGGCGCCTTTGGCTACACCTATCACCTCGGCTCAGCCAACACCGCTGCCGTTTGGTCCGCCAAATACGAGCACCGGGAAGCCGAAATCGCCAAGGCGACCGCCGCCGAAATCTCGCGCATCGACCAGGCCAACGCGCAGGCCAAGGCCACAGAGGCCAAGCGCCTCGAGCAACTCGCGGCGGACAACGCCGCACTCGAACTACAAATCAAGGGACTATCAGATGAAGCGGACGCTGACCCTGATCGCGATCGGCCTGCTTTGTCTAACAGCAGCCGGATGCGTATCGACTCAGTCCATTAAGGTGGCTGTGCCGCCGCCTGTCCTGGCACAACCAGACAGCAAGTTGGCAGCGGCATGCCCCCGTCCGGTGCGCCTGACGCCTGATGGCATCCTTACCCAGCGCACCGTCGAGCGGCTGTGGATTTCGGACCGTAAGGCGCTCATCGATTGCGGGAGCAGCAAGAAAGCGTTGCTCGACTTCTATCATGACCGTGACGCCGCCATCCTCGGCGGGAAGGCAAGCCAGTGACTGCCGATCAAATCATGGCAGCGGTTGCCTTTGGCATCACCGTGATTGGTGCCATCTTTGGCGCATTTTGGAAAATGTGGGGCTTGATCAAAGACGCCGGCGACAAAGGCCTCAAGGCGCAGCAGGATCTCGCCGCGCACAAACTTCACGCTGCGGAAACATTCGCAACGAAGGCCGGCATGCAAGAGCAAACGGCGCAACTGCTTCGGGCCATTGAGGGCGTCGGCAACCGCATTGACGGCTTGCATGAGCGTCTCGATCGCGCATTCGAGCGGCCAACGCGCCGCGCCGGGTAGGGAGGAGATGTATTCAAAAATGCCCATTAGGGCCAAATTCATCGCTCTACGGGTAGTTTCACGAAAACGTTGAAACGGGTTGGGTTGCGCGCTATATCGGGCGTTGGACGGGATCGCGAACATGCGTACTGGTAAGATCATCACGAAAAAGCCGGCTCCAAAGCGCCAGGAGCCCCGCACCGTGTTGGCTGCGCGTCCCCGCTCTGGCCCGACCGACTACACCGCTTTTACGGGCCATGTGATCAAGCGCTTCCCTAAGGTAATCGCCGAACTTGCCAAATGAGCCGCGCTGGCTTGGTTACCAGGCTGTCCTAGACATCAATCGTGCGCACGTTGAGGAGGCAGGGGAGAATCACGCTCTCCTGTTCCCCGAAAAGCTCGAGTCCGCAATTATTCGCCCTCAAAATCTTTTTTACTACGAGGGTGTATACGACATCGTGACACTGTCGGTCTCCCTTATGTTTGGTATCGCGGAGGCTCACGCTTTCGAGCAGGGAAACAAGCGCACCGGCTTCACCTCCGGTCTGGCTTTTCTTTACGAAAACGGCTTCGACTATACAGCCGTTGACGACACTAAGATCGCCATCGACTTCAAGAAGGTCATAACTGGAGGGGCCACGGCCGGCGACTTTGAGGAAATGTTCGCCGAGTTTGTGGTGCCGCTAGAGGACTAGCGTCCGCCGCTCGCCAAACGCGCCGCGCCAGCTAAAAACACGACCCGCCATCCGAAAGGTTGGCGGGTTTTTTGTTGGGCTGCGTCGATCAACAAGTGATTTGGCGCGATGAATAGGCGGGCCGGCGGCACCTTGAGCGCCAGCGCTTTTCAGTCACCTTGGTGAAGCGAATCCTTGGTGCACTTATGCCATTTCATCTGGTAGCCAGCTTGGCCGCGCTTCCCATAACACCAGCCTGCAGCATACAGCCTCTGTTCAACAGCATTGCGATCATCGCACGCTTGCATCGTCTTTGGATCGTCTCCCGGACCGCCCCGACATAAGTCGTTCAGGGCCGTTTCGGACTTAAGCAAAATCCTGACGTTCGCTGGAAGAGAACTTCCGGCGTATGCGGCGGCAGCAGAGCCCAGGGTGGTGACGATGGATATGATGGCAGCAAGTTGCATGAGCCTCATGTCGGCGGTCACCGATTTTTGCCAGCGATCCGCGCCGGCTTAGCCGCCGCCTTCCGCCCGAGCCCACTGGACTTCGCCAGTGCCGAGCGCGTCGCCGCATAGTTTGGCGCCGTCATCGGATAGTCGCGCGCCAGGCCCCATTTCTCGCGATACTCTTCTGGGGTTAGGCCGTAGTGCACGCTGAGGTGCCGCTTTAGCGATTTGAACTTCTTACCGTCCTCGATGCAGACGATATAGTCGGGAAACACTGACCGTTTCGGGTTGACCGCCGGTTCCTGTTTCGGCGCCTCTGCCGCGGTCGGTTGTCCCACACCTGACAACGACGAATGTATCGAGGCAATGAGGTCGGCCAATCCGGCGACAGGGAGGGGATTGTGGCTTACATAGGCGGAAACGATATCGGCGGTGAGTTCCACAAGGTCGATGTTTCCCGCCTCGTTGTGTTCGGTCAATTTACTACCTCCTAAAATATCTCGTAAGCCCGCCACGCTACGCTTTGTAGTGCAAGTTTGCTGACTCGCCAACGGATTTAGATTATTGCCCCTACGTCAAGACACACCTAAAGCACGCCGTATTGCTTGCACATGGATAGCGCGACGTAAGTTTCAGTATCAGTTCCGCCCATGGCGCTGACCATGAAGGTTCGAAGAACCTTGCCCTTGCCACCCGCAAGGTGCGTAAGCATTCCCATAAATGGCTTGTCGCCGGTATAGCCGCCAAAGCTATTTTTCGCATTGACAGTGCCGCAGACCCAAGAACTGTTTGCGTCTTCCTGTGCCGCGACCATGTTGCCGAACCTAGCGCTGTCGGGATCCTTCAAGCTTTCCCGAACGCCTTTCTGAATTACCGTAACCTCCTCGGCGGAAAGTTGTCTTTTGACTGTCTGCTTGACGGTTGGTTGAGCGCCTGCCTGGGTCGGGTGAATAGACGGTGGCGTCGTCTGACATCCCGCAAACGTGGCGCAAAGCGCAAGCGCGGAAACTGTTCTGAATTTCATTGATTTCCCCCTCAACCCAGTGGGCGATGCTGCGATCGAACAATCGTCACAGTCAACAGCCTGTTATCCGCGCTTTTCTCGTTGGAGCTATTTCATCTTCGATCATTTTTCGCTGCCATTCCGGACAGACAAAGACGATGCCCGCGCCGAGGCAGTGAGGGCAGCCGGTCATCCCGTCTTCCCGCTTCGCTGCCAGGGGAGGAAGTGCTCGTCGTAGCCATCGCGCGAAAAGTAGTCGAGCACGCGCTGGCCTTCGGTTGTCTCGAACAGGCCACAGTCTGAGAGCAGAGCTCCAATGATCTGGTAGGCTTGCGCCAATTTCGCATCGAGGTTCTCGATGCGCTGCTCCATCTCGGCTTTGGTCTCCTTTTTGCGTGCCATATCAGGTTCTCGGGAGTAGATCCGTTCGCCTGCCGGTACCCTCAGCGAGCCTGCCAGCCCATCCCAGCGGGTTTTCCCACCACGGCAGCGCTCTGATAGCCGAGGGCACCGGCAACGTATTGATGGCCGCAATAAGCGGCGCTTGCGGCACGTTGGTGTAGTGGCGGCTCATGCTGTCCGCAGCGTGCCCAAGGATCTGGTCCTTGATATACGGGTGCACCCCATTGACCACGAGCTGGGTCGAAACAGAATAGCGCCCTGTGTACGGGCTGATGTCGTTGATGCCGGTCCGCCGGCGCGCGCCTTGGATTGCAGACTTCAAGCCGCCGCCACCGTCTGTCACCTCGCCGTATGGCTTGCCTCGGGGCGTGCGGAAGATGCGCCTGTCGATCGACAGGTTTTTGCGCTTAAGCAGCGACTCGAACATTGGCACCAAGACATCGTGCATCGGCACACCGCGCGGTTCGCCAGTCTTACTGGTGCGAATGACCAACCAACGGCCAGGCCCGTCGACATCATCGGCGGCGAGCGCAAATGCCTCGATAGGTCGCAGGCCGGTATAGAACAGCGTCAGCATGAGCATTGCTGGCGCAGGGCTCATAGACGCCAGGAAGGTCGTTGCGCGGTCATAGGCCACTGGCTTGTTACCGCTGCGCTTGGATGCCCAGCGAGGAACATTCGTTCCTTTAGGATTTCGCGGACGAATCCACTGCTGCGCACTGGCCCACCGCAGCTTGCAGGCATGGTTCCACACAGCGATAAACGGCGTGTAAACTTGTCGGTTTCGAGTTTGTGGCAGGGCCTTCGGCAGCAATTCCTTGGCCAGGCTGTCTAGCTGAGGCTGATCTATCTCGCGAAGTTCAGTTGAACCGAATCGATGTCTCAACGGGCCTAAAAAGCGATCAGACCCACGCCAGTCGAGGTAAGCGTCCGCTGCTTCCCCAAAGGTGACAACGGCGGCGTGGCCGGAGATGCTTTCCTCTATCAGGCGACTTTTGACCGCCTTGATGATTCTCTGCGCACTAGCCTTGTCCGCAACCTTGGTGGACTCGTAAACGTGAATACCGCGCACCGTTCCTCGGATGTACCAAATCTTGCCGCGGCGAAAAAGTTTCAGGGCCACGATGCAGGCCTCCATCGTTCTTCGCGAGTATGGATTCCACAAGTGGGCCTGTCAAGCAACCCTTTGAGATTGCTCACTAATTTGGTAAATTGGTAGGCGAACGTACTTGTGGGCGTTGCCGCGTCACGTGCGCAGTTTGACGCCCGTGCCGTTGATGAATTCAACGCCAGCGGCTTCGAGGGCGGCGCGGATGGCGGCGAGATTGTTGGTACCCGGCGTGCGGCGACCCTTCTCGAAATCAACAATGGTATTGCGTGACAGGTTTGCGGCTAGGGCAAGCACAGCCTGATCCATTTCGATGAGACCGCGAGCCGCTCTGCATTGCGCAGCTGTAATTGTCATGGTGCCCAACCTTGTGCATGGTGTTGACATGCCGCGCTACGTTGGGCATGGTGCGCAAGACTTAGCACAGAGTCGAACAAACGCAACGAGGATCGCACCACATGCTTAACGCAGCCCAACGCACCTTCACGCCCGGCCAGGTCGTTCAGTACGGCGATGGATGGAAAGCATTCGTCCTGGCGCCGGCATGCGCAGCCGGATTTTTGCCGGTCGAAAACATCTATGATGACGATGGCCGGTTTGCGATAGTTGCCGAGAGGGATTTGGAGCCGGCGGAACTGGATGCCGACGAGCTCTATATGTGTGGGCTCGCTGGCGATCGGCCCGTCGGACTTGACATTAATTTGGTAGAGCGGTCCTAA